GTTATTGACGATCCCCGTAATCGTGCTGATCCGCTCTGCTGGTGTAACCTCTTTCATCGAATACGGACTGATCGTGAAGACATAATCAATGAAGTCACCCTCGCGCTCTTCGGGCGTGATCTTCGTTGGAATCTCAATGTCAGTTCCGGGAATCTTCTTAATAACCTCAATGCTTCTGATCGGCTCCATCCAGATATACCAAGCATGAGCCCTCACGATTTGCTCGACAAACTCAATCACTGAGCTTCGTTGGGCGTCAACCAGCGCACTCGCCGTATTATTGATAAGCTCGTCCTGCTTGGCCGTCTCCGACATCGGCTGCGTTCCGCTCAATGTCCCGAGTCCGCCAGCAAACACGTCAAACTCGTCTTCGGTCCAAATCGCCATCTGGTGATTGCCCGGATTGGTCCCGCCGAGGCTCATGTCCGTCACCGCGTTCACGTCTTCCACGCCAATCATGGCTCCGTCACCGGACTGCATGATGGCGGTCGCGTCTTTCTGTGAACCCTTGTTGAATAATATGATGTCTTTCTGTCTTCGCGACTGAGCCTCAAGTTTACGTGCCGTCGCGTTGATGAACTTATGCAGCGGCAACATGGCCTCGACTGGTGAAGAAGGCATCACTTGATCCGGCACCTTATCAAACCCGAGAATCTGGTAAGGTCCGCCTTCTGGGCCATCCCATTCGCCGACATAAAGAGGCTTCGTCTCGCCATCAACGAACATCACCATCAAGTTCTGCTTCGGAAGATAAATCTCCCAGACAAAAACCTCATCATAAAGCTCAGTGTCTTCGTCTGTCCACTTCGACCCGTCAATCTTTGGCTCCGGCTTCATTTCTACGTCAGCACCGCCGCCTTTCTTCATACCCTTGATCCACGACCGGGGACGCTTGAACCTGTCACCGATGTACGAAATCTCGTTAATGTCCGGTGCGCTCAAGTCGATAACGAAGTTCGCCAAAGAGACAACTCGCGAGAAAGGTTCGCCGGGATCGTAGAATACGCCGTCAACTTCAAAGCCGTCTTTAGACTCGCCGAGGCCAGTCTTCACAACACCGATGCTGAACATCGCATTCATCACGCCGCCGTTAATAGTGTGCTTCAGCTTGCATTCGATAATCCGCTTATTCAGCGCAAGTCGCAGTGACTCTGCAAACGGTCGATGCTCTTTGTATTCTGTATCCACTAAAGTCTGTGGAGTGCCGCTTGACAGCATACGCATGTAGATTGTAGTCATCTGCCGTATTTTATTCAGTGGGACATGCTCGAACTTTACGTTGTCTCTCATACGCATGTAGATTGTAGTCATCTGCCGTATTTTATTCAGTGGGACATGCTCGAACTTTACGTTGTCTCTGTAGCCTTCCTCGTAATGCTTGCCGACGTATTCAAGTACGCCGTCCTGCTGGACCTTGCGAAAAGGCTCAAGCTTCTTGTACGACTCCTTGACGGCATCCATCAGCTTCTCGGGAATGGACTCATTGAACTCATAAGGCTTATCCTTGTCTTCCGACTTTGAATCGGGATCGAAGAAGCCTTTGATAGTGTCCCAGATATTACCCAAACCAAGTCACCTCCACTTTCTGTTTCTCCGCTTGTTCGCGACGCCAAGCCCATGACCCGTGGGGGCATGTCTTCGTTTTATGACTTTTTAGGAGTTCCACGCTGCCGGATTCAAGTGCCATTACGGCAAGTGCTGTCGCGTAGGCTACGTCACCGTGATTCTTTTTGTTTCCGGCAAAATTATCACTAGACTCTTTGACGTGGACAACGGTTCCGTTTGGGCCGTGAGCGTAGTTGACAAGCTCGTTTAGAACTTGATTCGAGCGCTCGACATACCGACTGTTCGACAGGGCCTCTCGAAGAGTCGCGAACATCGTCAACTTCGTCTGTGGGGTCGCTGGATATCCGGGCCTCCCGGCCTTAATCTTGTCTTTCTTGCTGCGGTAACGGTACACGTTCCGGATTCCATGAAGCTCCATAAGCCGTGTAGAGAACGCATGCCCCTCGCCGCCTTGGTCCCAGATGACATAGGGCTCCGATACGGATGTCGTGAACCTTTCAGACAAATGTTTCGTGAGGATAGCCAAATCCTCAGATAAGATACGGTTACTGATGTAGTCTGCTACTTTCGTTTTAGTCTTTGCTGAGATGATCGAAATTGCAGAATCAGAAGCACCAGTACCCGTAGAAATATCAATGCCAAAGACGTAATAGTCGTCTTGGTCAATATTGTGAAGCCAAAGAGAAAGAGGGTTAGGGCTGTGGTCGCGAACCTTCCGGTTCAAATAACCCTCACAGTTCGTCTTGATGAACGGAGAAATTGCACCCATCTCTCGGGCAGCTTGAAGGGCCTCGTGCTCAAAGAAGCAAGTTCCTGACCCGATAGAATCCATGTCTAATTCTTGCGCGATACCAGTCTTATTGCCACGGCTCTTCTCGCACTTGGCGTCATACCACGGACTGCGTAATCCGTGAAAACCGCCCGGCTCCAGCAAGCACTCGTAATCATTTTCCTGAAAATAGTCTGTATCTAACAATTCTACTCCGTCTTTATCAACTTTGTAGAGCCCGATATTCTTTTCAGGATGTAATGACCAGTGCCAGTCGATCTTCTTAATGTCAGAAGTTTCAAGCATGTGGAACGCAGTGCCTACGCCATTTGGGGTAGAGCCATAAATACATGTGCTTGTGGCCTCAGTGACAGCGTTGATGATCTTCATCCCATTATCGACAAAGGCAAACTCGTCTGCGAAAATCCAAGAACGTCTTCCGCCACGGGCCGCATTGTTGTTCGTTGACTCGCCATCAATTACGGATCGAGTCTCTGGATTGTAAATATGAAGACTCGTTCTGACTCTCGGGACCCTCAAGAAAGAAGGAAGACGCTCTTCCGTGTAGTCAACCTTGGCGAACAGCGTGTCCGGATTGTCTGACTTGTCAACATAATCCTCTTTCCTAGACAGACAGAGAATCTTGCGCTCTTTATTGAACCGCCAATCCCAGTCAGCGATATTCATAACACAGACAGTCATGCCCATATCTCTGGACTTCCGGCAAAGAGCATTCTCCGCCCCGTAGATACAGTCGATAAGGTCGGTTATCCCGGAGTCCTGATAATCGTAGGTGATAAGTGGGAGGCACGGCTTCCTCTTTAAGGCAACACCGTTCACGATTTTTATGCGCGGGTCAAGTGTCCAGATAAACGAGTTGAAGTAGAACAATGGGTCGGCCTTGCAAGACCGACGAAGAAGCGCAGCAAAAGCATCAGACTCAACACCCTTGCGGGTAATGAATCTTCGCCAGTCAAGGTTCCCTTCGCGATCCTTGGGAACGTCACTGTACTTTAGTAGTTCCGCTTTCCCTGAACTCACCAAGAGTATCTTCCCTCAATCCAGTCAAATCGTACATCATGTCGTCAACATTGTCGTATTCGTTCGCAAACGTCTTCGGGGCAATGTGGTTCAAAACCCAATCATAGGCCTTGCCACCATTGGCACCTTGGCACTTCTGCCACAACCCGTACGCGCCAGAGCTAGGAGCATCAAGTGGGCCTATAGAGGCGTCAGCGACATTATGGTATACCCAGTTCAAATCCTCTTGGTTGGGCGGGCCGCTAGATCTCTCTGCGGCCTCTGCTACTAGCTTCTGTGAAGCCTCGGTAATATCGGGCCCGTATTGGGACTCCATCGCCACGTAAGCCTTGCGCTCGTTCATCCCGGTGTCCATCAACCGCGAACGCTCTGCCTTGAACGGCTTAAACAGACCGAGCTTCTTCAACCTCGTAGCGCGAACCTCGCTTGACTCGCCCCAATGCCTGTTTGTCATGTTCAATTCAGTCATACAGTCTCACAGTGTTGGTTGCGGGGCCGGGAGTCGAACCCGGAATCTCCGGCGTATGAAACCGACGACTTCCCATTTCGTCCACCCCGCTAAAAGTTGATTTCCCAGCGGAACCCGAAAAGTGGGCCACCCCGCCTGATGTCGTCAAAAAGCTCTCGGTTCCCAAGTTCGGCCATGTCAGCCATCAACTCTTGGCTCACTTCACCAACCTTGAGTTTCCAACCTTGCTGTCTGTCGTTGATACTCAAACCATCTGAGCCGAACTTCGCCTCACCTGTAACGAGACGTAACGCTAATCCAGTTCCGGCCCTGCATACGGCACGAAAGGGAGCCCCGGCGCGGCCTCTGCCTTGTCTCGACGGATAATCTTCTCAACCAGAACCGGGAGATATTCTTTCGCGTAAATCTTCAGGAGGTCAACACCTTCGCTAATCGCGTATTCTTTCGCGCAATCGATGGCGCGGCTCCGGGCCACTCGCCGTTCACCGTCGGTTAATTTGCCGTCTATCGTCGCAGCCTTAGTCCACCGGACGTATTCTTCATACGTTTCTCGGACGCCAGCTTCCACGCATTCCAGCGCACGTCCTAGCTTCCATCGCCGCACGGCTTCAATCCTCCGCACCGCCGCAAAGATAATCGCGGCGAGAGCAATCAAGCCAGACTGCACCTCGGGCATCCCTCCTTCTCCTGTGTAGGAAAGACAAAAACAGCTACCGTTGCGAACATCCTACGGATGCGTGGTTTTATTGTCAAATAAAAAAATAAATAAAAAACCCCGACATTTCTGCCGGGGCAACGGTTGGCCGGAATTGAACCGACGACTAACTACCAAGTTTGCTTCCGGTGGAATTGAACCACCAATAGCGAGGGCTACTCGCTGCGCCACCAACATGCGCTGCAACCGTTAGGAAAAACAGCCCTAAGCAACAAGAAGCTACTCAAAACGGAAACGTTCTTTACCATAATCTTCTGTCTTCGCAGTTCTTGAGACTGGGTCAACGTAAATCATAACCTGTTCAGCCCCATTCATGACTGCGTCTGGGCAACCAACGGCAGAGACATTGACGACACTATCATAACCATTGTCGGCAAGCTCGTTCGATAATTCATAC